GCACTGTCGGCGCAGTTGGGCGACCACCCCGAAGTCGGCGGCCAGCTAGAGGGCTACAGGCTGAGATTGGCACTCTTGTCTCAGGCGATTCAGATTGTGGAGACGACGACAGCACTGCCTAACGGCTGGTGGTCTATGTCGTTCACTGAAGAGGAGCAAGGTTGAGCCATTGGCTTCACGGCTTCACTGGCATCAAGGCGTGTGGCAACTGTGGGCAGCAGGGAACCTACGACATGCGAGAGAACAACGCGCCTGTCGGCTGGATACACCTGCGCTGCTACGGTGTTGACGAATACGTATGCTCAATGGACTGCGTAGCGCAGATACGGAAGTGGAGCGAGGCGAGGGAGAAGGCGTTAGCGGAGAACAGGCTGACGCTGCCACCGGACGTGGTGATTTAGCGACAGTTCCCGTAGTTCGGCTTTCGGAGATTGAGTTTGAGTCTCCAGAGCAGATGCTCTGGTTCCAATGGAGCATGATTCTGCGCAGGGTGATGGGCTTCACGCCCAGCCCTGAGAACGAAGAGATACTGCGCTGCATGGCGCGTGTCATCCTCATATCTGGGGGTGAGCGTGCCGGCAAGAGCTATACGGCGGCAATGTTCCTTGGCACTCGCATGTGGCAGGGCAAGCTGTTCTGGCTTGTCGGTTCGGACTATCGGCAGTGCGACCCTGAGTTCCGCTACATGGTGGAGGCCCTTAACAAAGCAGGCGTTCTTGATAAGGGCGACGTGCGCATGCCTGACAAGGGGCCGTGGAGACTACGGGCCGAGGGCATACGCATTGAGAGCAAGAGCGCCGTAGACATACGCAAGCTGGGCGGTGAGGCTCCAGACGGCATCATCATGTGCGAGGCAGCACAGATGGATTACGATGTCTACACCAAGTGTCTGGGGCGCACGGCAGAGAAGCGCGGTTGGTTGTTGCTTGTTGGGACTCTGGAGAGCGGGGCCGACTGGTACGCGCAGTCGCTGGACGAGTGGCAGGGGCCGAACGCGGAAGATGCCAAGTCGTTCGTCCTTCCGAGCTGGTCCAACCGCACGCTGTATCCCTTGGGGCGTGAGGACCCCGAAATCAAGCGGCAGGAGAAGCTGCTACCGCACGACGAGTTTATGATGCGGTTCGGGGCCACGGCACAACCGCCGAGGGGCCTGTGTCTGCCAGAGTTCCAGTTCAAGATACACGTCCCTGGGGACATACGGTTTGAGGAGTGGGAGGACGAAGAGGCCGAGCGCAGGTGGCCTGTAGAGCTGTGGATAGACCCAGGTTACTCAGGCTCGTACTACTCTGTGGAGGCCGTGCAGATTGCTGAGGCTGACCATCACTACGAAGGGCCTCATGTTCATGTCATAGACGAGGTGTACGTGCAGGGCGCGTACACGCCGATGGTCATTGAGGAGTGCAGGGGCAGGGAGTGGTGGCCCAACGTGACGAGAGTCACCATAGACGTGGCGGGGACGCAGCATCATGCGGCGCCGTCTCATGCGGAGGTGTGGGCCAGTGAGGGCGTGGGGGTCGTCTGGCAGAAAGTGCCGATAGAGGACGGCATACTGCGCCACAGGACGTTTCTGAAGGACCCTGGGACAGAGCAGGCGCGTATCTTCTACAGTGAGGAGTGCAAGGGGGCTTTCAGGGAGTATCGCAAGTGGGTGCGGCGTGAGGTAACTGGTTTGCGGAACCAGACAGCAGCGCCGCAGAAGGTAAACTGCGATGCGATGAAGGCCGTCAACTATGGTCTGATAGCCAACTTTGGCTTTGTAGAGTACGATGGACCGCCGGCCAAGATAGAGAGTCCGCTCTCGTTCTGAGGTTCGGCAATTTCAAAGGAGGGGACCGCTGTGGTCCCCTTTTGTGTTGGAGGTGTGATATGCCGTTGATAAGAGGTGCAGGTGGAGGTGTGGGGCGAGGGCCAATGACAGCTCCGAGCGGCCCCAACATCTATGACCTAGTGGGAATGGGCGTCGGCGGTCAGTTGCAGCCCAGGGGCTTGCCCCCGTGGGGTGGCCCTGCACAGGAAGCGGAGAACATGCGCCGCTTTGCTGCTGAGGTCAAGCGTCTTATTGCTGAGTACGAGGTGCGGCATGGCCCACTGACCGAGGACCAGAAGTACCACTACGGGGAGCTGGCGCAACGTGATTCTGATGTTCAGGACACACGGGTTCCCAGTGTGGAGGTCTACTACCGTGAGCTTGGCTTGCCACGCCCACCTGGGGTGAGTCCTGATTGGGTGTCTGCGCAGGCTGCGCGTCAGACCTCTCTGCCCCCTCTGCCCCAGATGTCCCCGCTGCCCCCGCCCGTCAATGCACCAGCACGGCCAGAGCTTGTGGCGGTTGAGCCGTATCCCAATCAGCCCATGCCTGATTCGTGGAATCCCCCTGGTAGCGGCCTCATTATGGAGAGGCCCAGTTGGATGCCACAGGGCCACTTTCCGATAACGCCAGCACAGGTGCAGCAGATGGGTCTGAACGAGCCTGAGTACGGTACTACGTCTCATCTGGAAGCGCAGCGCCTAGAGGACGAGTGGCGTCGGCGCTATCAGGCTGGGTGGAAGCCGTTCTCTGAAACCCCACCGCAAGTGCAGCAGCAGCTTCGCTCTATGGCTCCGCGTGGCTGGGAACCTGGGCCGCTCATGCCTGCGTTCAACACGCTGCCTGAAGCGATACGTGGCGTGAATCCGCAGGGATGGCAACCTGGGGATTGGCCGCCGCCACCGGAGGCTGTAAGAAACGCCCCTTGGGGGCCAGAGCCTTGGCTGGAGTACGGTGGTAAGCTAATTGAGGACTACCCATTAGGTGGCAAGGTGCTGTTCACGCTGGATGCCCCAGAGGGGGTGAGGTCGCTAGAGGACGTGCATTTGTTCGCCAAGCACATGCGTGATGACCGCGGCTGGAATACGGCTGTGGGGCAGGGGCCGCAGGGGATAGAGTTTGAGTGGTACGAGGGCGGCGACCATCGCAACTACCGTGGCGCAAGCCTGACGCCTGAGCAGATGGCTAAGTGGCGCAACGTTCCAGCATACTTTGGCCCCATCACGCCTGAAGGTCCAACGGCTGAGTGGCTGGCTGACGCTAAGCGCAGGACATCTGGCCCTGATGTCCCCCCCATTGGCGGTGGGCGCCTTCAAGGGCTTGTCCAGCAAGGACTGTCTGGTGGACTCCCTGCTGGCGGAGGCCCAGACATCTACGGCCTAGTCCGTCAGGGGCTTGCGGGGCAGCTTACCCCTGGGGGTAAGTCCCCCAACATTGGCAGGAGCATCACGGCGCGTCCTTGGATTCAAGGCAAAGAGCCCATCCTGACCAATCCCCGCATCCGCAGGAAGGGTGAGCGTGGCAAGCGCATCCGACCAGTGGGCAGGCGGCGCAAGAAGAAGTAGGAGGGCTGTATGGCCCGTAAGACTAACAGGCAACTGTCGTCTGAGCTGCACGCCAGATACAAGAAGCTCCAGAGGGAGCACAGGGCGCTGCGCAACGACATGAACTACAACACCCGCCAGTATTTCATGGACCACTGGGAGGGTGACGCAAAGCCTCACGAAGAGCGCGTGACGCTGCCGACTTGCACTAACGCTGTAGACATGGCGCATGCGGTGCTGATGCAGCAGAAGCGTTCTTTCCACGTTGTGCCCACGCGCCCCATCTATGAAGCGCAGGCCATTAGCTCCGAGTTGGAGAAGTGGCTGCATGGCGTGTTCTACGTCAACGAGGTGCGGAGTGGCGAGGACCGTGTGGGGCTGGCCTTGTGGAACGCCTTGGTGAAGAAGCTAGGCTGGCTGCGCTATCGGTGGGACGACGACTTGGTAGGTGAGCAGCAGATGGCGGAGATGCCCATGCCCATCGCTCCTGGGATTGAGGGCAGGCCGCAGACGGCTCCGGTTATGCAGCCAGTGCAGATGCTGGTGTGTGACGAGTGCCCCATTGTCATTGAGTCCATCCCGCCAGAGAACATGTTTGTGAAGTGGGGTGGGAGACACGGCATTCTCTACCTCTTCTACGCTGCACGGCGCAAGCTGGAGGAGATTGAGGCAGAGTATGGGCGCATCCGCATGGACCCGTGGCGTGGCATGGACTGGGAAGAGCGTGCCGATGTAGAGGTAGAGTTCCTTGAGTATTGGGGCTACCAGAACGGCAAGCTGATGACCGCCACGATGATAGACAATAGGTTCCTGCCTGAGCGCAAGCTGCGGGAGGCGGTGGGCTACGACAGCATGCCGTATGTGCCGCTGTTCTGCTACCGTACTGCCGCAGAAGACCCTGAGAAGCAGGCGCGGGGCATGCTGGACGCCATGACAGAGCTGGTGCATCACCAAGAGCGCAACCTGACCAAGCTCAACATGGCGCTCAAGATGTACAGCATCATGCCGCTGGTGGTCAACGAAGGGCAGACGGGGCAAGCGATTGACGTAGACCTAACGCTGGGCAACATCATCACGCTGAAGCGTGGGCAGACCGTCTCATTCCCGCAGTGGCCTGGGACTCCCCCAGACTTCAAGTGGGCGCTGTCGCTCCTTGAGGACAAGGTACAAGAAAGCGGTTTCCCGTCCGTGTCCTTTGGGCAGGGGCCGGCGTCCTTGTCTGGGTACGCCATTACGCAGTACAACGAAGGTGCTAGGGCGCGGCTGGGCCTACCACGGCAGAACTTGGCCTTGGCGCTGACTAAGGTAGCGCAAGGCATTATCGGATTGTGCGCTAACATGGCGCCGAATGTGGGCCTGCCTGTGTGGGGGCGGCACAAGAATCAGCAGTTCTACAGCGTGCTCACTGGCAGCATGATGCGTGGGCACATCATTGAAGTGGACATCTCCTCTGACCTACCTGGGGACATGGTACGCAACGCCACAATCGGTGGGCAGCTCAAGGCTTCAGGCTCTGTCTCAGACCGCTACATTCTGGAGAAGTGGCTTGGTATTGAGGACGTAGAGGGCGAGATGACGCAGAAGCATCGTGAGGCCGTGATGCGTAACCCGATGGTGGTACTGGACGCTATCGCACGGTCAATGGCAGAGGACGACGACCCGATGGCGAGGGCTGCGCTGGCGCAGTTGCAGCAGGCGCTGGCGAAGCTGGAAGCTCCCCCACCGCCGCAGACTCCAATGCTTGCGGCAGGTGGTGGGCCGCCACCGCCTAGACCGCAGGGTGTTCCTGCTCCAGTCATGCCCCCGATAGCTCAGGGGCAGGTGCTGAGGCAGGACGTGGGCCTACCGCCCACCAATCAGGAAATCTTGGGAGTGTAGCATGGAGGACCTGACAAAGATAGCCAAAGACGGACGCAGGCAGATGCAGGACATCGCCAAGCAGGTGATGCCCAAGGGTCCCGTTCCTGTGATGCCTAGCGACGAACTGCACAACATGTGGCAGAACATGACGCAACGGGACTTGGTGACGATGACGAAGCGGTGGGGCGTGAAGGCAACCGCTGACTTTGTGCGTTACGTGAGCAAGAGGGATGGGATAACATGGTAACATTCACCCCTGGGCAGACCACAATCTACGACTTGGTGAGGGCGGCCACGGAAGCGG